CAAAAGAGGGTTAAAAGAAAGAAGAAGACTAGACAAGGTATGGGTAAAAATACTAAATACTATACTAAGGAAAGTCCAAACTATAAAAAAAGAAAGGTAGGTCAAGGTGGCTAAAATGAATAAAAAAACGCTTACTAAACATGATTTAGTTAGAGGTATTAAAGAGCTAACCATGCAAATACAAATGTTAAATAGTCATGTAATGTTAATGGATAGCGTCTTAGATAAATACATACGTATGAATAAAGACGAAGATAAATTAAAAAAATACATGGAAAAAGAATCAAAAAAAGATGCACAAGATACAGAACATAAGCAAAGCGGAAGAAGCACTAAAACTAGCAAGTAAAGATATGATTGCTTTTGGTAAATTATTTTTACCAGACGATTTTATGCGAAGCGAAACACCTCCATTTCATTACGAGATGGCGGATGCTATTGATAACCCAGAAGTAAAACAATTAGCGGTTATTTTGCCTCGTGGTCATGGAAAAACTGTGCTTACAAAATGCTCAATTATTAAAGACTTTTGTTTTTGCCCTAAAGACGATATGCTATTTTACGCATGGGTATCTGCTACGCAAAAACTTAGTACTGGTAATATGGATTATATTAAATACCATTTTGAGTATAACGATAAAATAAAATATTACTTTGGTAATTTGAAAGGAAAAAAATGGACAGAAGAAGATGTGGAGTTAGCAAATGGATGTAAACTTATTAGTAAATCAAATGTTGCGGGTATCAGGGGAGGTGCTAAATTGCATAAAAGATATGACCTCATCATACTTGACGACTTCGAACACGAAGCAAATACTATCACGGCTGAAGCAAGGGCTAAAAACAGTAACCTCGTTACTGCTGTTGTTTATCCTGCTATTGAGCCTCATACTGGTCGTCTTAGGGTCAATGGTACTCCTGTGCACTTTGATAGCTTCATCAATAATCTTATCGTTAATTATGAACGTCAAGGAGAAAACCAAAAAGATTTTGCGTGGAGAGTAATTACTTATAAAGCTATATTGCCCGATGGAACTTCTTTGTGGCCTGGTTGGTTTCCATTAGAAAAATTAGAAGAAAAGAAAAAATTCTATCAAGATAGTGGAACGCCTTCTAAGTTTTATCAAGAATATATGATGCAAGTACAATCTGAAGAAGATTCTATTTGGACACAAAAACATATAAAATATTGGGAAGGTTATTACGAATGGAACAAAGATGATAATATGGGATATATTGTAAGAGATGGTGAAAGTGTTCCTGTTACTACATTTATTGGTTGCGACCCAGCTACAGATATAGATACAAAAGAATCTGATTTTAGTGTTATAATGGTTATTGCAGTTGATGCAAACAACAATCGTTATGTGCTAGAATATGAAAGACATAGAAGTATTCCTACTTTAGGAGCAAAAAATGAAGATGGTAAAGTTTTTGATAAAAAAGGAGTAGTAGATTATATAATTGAATTGTATAACAAGTATCATTGTAGTAGCGCAACAGTAGAAGATGTAGCTATGAATCGTAGTATTTTTCAAGCATTAAATGACGAAAGAAGACGAATTAATCGTTATGATATTAGCGTAATTCCTGAAAAACCAGGAGGACAACAGAAAAGAAATAGAATTTATTCAGGTTTATCTGGCATTTTTAGTGTAGGTTCCTTATATTTTAGAGAAAATATGTTTGATTTAATTAACGAAATCATTACATTTGGACCAAGAATGGCTCATGATGATACAATTGAGGGACTATATTATGCTAATTTACACGCTTTTCCCCCTAATTATAAACAAAATGGGTCAAAAGATAAACCAAAATGGTATAAACCTAAAAGAAAAGCTAAAAATTGGTTAGTTGCTTAATGTGGGAATTATTTAAAGATAAAAACGAATACAATGAAAAGAATATTATAGGATTTCTTTCATTTGCACTTATGTGCATATTTGGTATTGTAGATTTAGCAATGGGTATTATAGGAATAGAGCTTATGGTAAATGATTATATTTACAATTCATTTGTTTGGGTAACTTTAGGTTCATTTGGAATTTCAGCATCAGAAAAAACTTTTAAAAAATAAGGAATAAGTTATGCCACAATACAGTCAATATAAAAACGAATCAAAAGAAGATTTTGAAAAAAGAATGAAAGGGCAATTGCCTAAAGGGTTGCAACACGATATGTCTAAAGAAAATGTATTTGCGCATCAAAGAGATTTAAAAAAAATGGGTTATTATCAAGGAAAATTAGATAGTATTTGGGGACCAAAATCTCAAGCTGCGTATGAAACATATCTTAAAAATCCTCCAAAAACAGCTCAAGAGCATTCAGTAGAAAAATTAAGAAGCGGTGGTTTGTTTGGTAAACAAGGACAACGCTTAATAGATTATTTAAAAACTATAAGAAATAAATAATGCCAAGATTTGGAAAAAAATCACAAGAAAAATTAAATACTTGCGACCCAAGATTAATAGAACTTTTTGAAAAAGTAGTTGAAGATTTTGATTGCACTGTTTTGCAAGGACATCGTGGCGAAGAAGAGCAAAACAGATTGTTTGAAGAAGGGTTTAGTAAATTAAAATTTCCAAAAGGTAAACACAATCAATATCCATCATTAGCTGTAGACGTAGCTCCGTATCCAATAGATTGGGAAGATAGAGAACGTTTTACATATTTTGCTGGATTTGTTATGGGTATCGCAGCTTCAATGGGATTAACTGTTCGTTGGGGTGGAGATTGGGATAGAGATAAAGATTTAAAAGATAACAACTTTGATGACTTACCACATTTTGAAATAAGGGATTAATATGGCTAAAAGAGGAAGAAAAAATAAAGCTGACGTAAATAAACATTTGTTTCAAAAAGCAAATAATTATTTTAGAAAAAAATGGTTTACGGATTCTCAAAAAGGAATGGATTTTTATTTAAACGAGCAATTATCAGCGCAAGAATTAGAAGATTTAAGAAATGGGGGTATGCCTGATTTTATTATTAATAGAATAACTCCAGCTATTGATATTATGAAATTTTTCATTACTGCAAACAATCCTAGATGGCAAGCAATTGGAGTAGAAGGTTCAGATTCAGATATTGCTCACGTACATAGTATGATTGCTGAATATTGTTGGCATTTGTCAAATGGTAAAAGCTTATTCGGTCAAGTAATACAAGATTCTTTAGTTAAAGGAGTTGGATATTTTAGAGTAGATGTAGACCCTAACGCAGACCAAGGAATGGGGGAAGTTATATTTTCTACTATAGACCCTTACGATGTATACGTAGACCCTCTTAGTAGAGATTTTTTATTTAGAGATGCAAGTTATATGATTATACAAAAAAATCTTTCTAAAACTTCTTTAATGCAAATGTTGCCTCAATTTAAAACAAAAATATCTAAAGCTACTGGTTCAACAGAAAGCAAACAATATAGTCTTAGAGATGTTCATGAATCTGAAACAATATTACCAGGAGATGTAGAAAATGAAGCTTTTAAATTAGACGGGGAACAAGATGAAGTTTTAGATTATTATGAAGTTTACAGTAAAGAAAAAATTCCTTTTGTAAATCTTTGGATAAAACAACCTCCAACAGAAGAACAATTAAAAGCTATTAAAGCTCAAGCAGAAGAAGAAATGCAATCTATGATTGAAGAAATGTCTGTTGGTATTAAAGAAAAAGAATTAGAATTAATGCAATTAGTTAATGAAGGCGAAATGTTGCCTGAAAGAATGCAATTAGAATTAGAAAAATTTTCTAAAGAAATGCAAATGAGAATAGAAGAGCAACAAGCTTTAATGGAAGCTCAATTAGTACAAGCTGAAACAAAAACTGTTCAAAGCGTAGTAGATAAAGCTTCTTTTGATGTTCAAATGAAATCTAAAACATTTGCAGATTCTGTAGTTGAATATGTAGAATTTTTTAAAACACAAGTTAAAGTATGTGCTTCAGTTGGAGATATGTTTTTATACGAAAGTTTATTGCCTATAGAAGATTATCCTATAATTCCAGTTATGTATACACATACAAACACTCCTTATCCTGTAAGCGCTGTAACTCCTATGATTGGTAAACAAAGAGAAATTAACAAAGCGCACCAAATTATGTTACACAATGCTAATCTTGCTAGTAATTTAAGATGGTTATATACAGAAGGAGCTATTGACGAAGAAGAATGGGAACAATATTCAAGTTCTCCTGGAGCTTTATTAAAATATAGACAAGGATTTGATGTTCCTAATGCTATACAACCTTTACCTATTAATAATGCTTTTTATACCGTAACGCAACAAGGTAAAAGCGATATAGAATATATAAGTGGTATTTCATCTAGTATGCAAGGAGTTGGAGAAGATAGTCACGAAACATATCGTGGTATGTTAGCTATGGATGAATACGGTACTAGAAGAGTAAGACAATGGGTTAACAATGTAGTAGAACCAGCTTTAGAACAAGTAGGTAGGGTTTTTAAAGAGATAGCGCAATTTACATACACTTCTCAAAAAATATTTAGATTAGTTCAACCAGAAGCTGGTCAAGGAGAAGGAGAAATTCAAGAAGCTTCTATTAATATTCCTATTTACAATGATTTTGGTGAAGTTATAAAAAGATACAATGATTATAATTCAAGTAAGTTTGATGTTAGAATTGTAGCAGGTTCAACTCAACCAATTAATCGTTGGGCATTAATGGATGAATATTTTAAATGGTTTCAAGCTGGTTTAATTGACGATATAGCTATGATAGAACAAACTGATATAAGAAATAAAAAACAATTATTGCAAAGAAAGAGCGTTTACTCTCAAATGCAACAACAAATTGCTGGAATGGAAGAAACTATTAAAGACGCCGAAGGGACAATAGAAACTTTAGAAAGACAATTAGTTCAAGCTGGTATTAAAGATAAAATTAATCAAGCTGAAAAAACAATTGATAGACAAGTTACTCAAACCCAAATGGAACAAAGACTTTTAGGCGGTAGAATGAAAGATACCGTTGATTTAGCAAAAAAAGAATTAGCACTAGAAAAGAAAAAAATTAGTGTTGATAAACAGAAAAAATAACTGTAAATTAGAAGGAGAAATACAGTATGAGTGAAAATACACAGGACAACCTACTTATGGATGATGCTGAAAGAGCAGAACAAGAAGTAGCCCCTAATGAGCAAGATACTGTGGCTGAAGATTTTTTTTCTCAGCTTGATAAACAAGTTATGGGTGATGTCATATCCCAGCCAATAGAAGAAGCTCAAGAACAACAGATAACTTCCCAAGAAGGGAACCCTGAAGTCGAGCAACAATCTACTGAAGAAGTAGATAATTTAGAAAAGAGATATAGCGATTCATCTCGTGAAGCTAAAAGACTTAATGGTCAGCTTAAAGAGTTGGAACCTTATATGCCTTTACTAAATGCAATGAAAGAAGACCCGAATTTAATCAATCATGTGAGAGATTATTTTCAGGGTGGTGGCTCCGCACCCAAAAGTGTGAAAGAGCAACTTGGCTTAGACGAAGATTTTGTTTTTGATTATGACGAAGCTTTGTCAGACCCTAAATCTTCATCTGCGAAATTGTTTAATGCAACCGTAGATGGAGTAGTGCAACGAAGATTAGGTGATTTTGCAAAACAACAATCTATGCAATCACGTAGAGCTTCTGAAGAAAATGCTTTTAAAAATAAGTATAAAGTTTCTAATGAAGACTACGCAGATTTAATGGATTATGCAAAATCGCATAAACTAACATTAGAAGATGTGTATTATTTGAAAAATAGAGATAATCGTGATGCTCAAGTAGCTGAAGGTGCTCGACAAGAAATAGTACAACAAATGAAAAATGTTAGAACTATGCCACCTAGCGTTGCTTCGGCTGGGAACGAACAAAGAGATGAAAAATCAGTTGACGATGCCGTTTTCGACAAGCTGTTATCACAAGGTGCAGGGCTAGATGAGTTAATGTAAATAAACAACCCCTAGGAGGGAAATATGCCTAATACACCTTTAGCATTGTCTACTTCTACTGGGTTAACTGAAAGAGGAAGAGTTGTTGGCGGAGTTAACGCTAATAGTTTTTCTACTGGAGATTTACGTAGAAGGTATGATTTTGGTGATAGGTTTTCAGAACTAGCACTATCTCAAACACCATTCTTTAGACTTGTTTCTACAATGGCTAAAAAACCTACGGATGACCCAACTTTCAAGTTTACCGAGAAGAGACAATCCTTCATGAAGAGATATGCGTATGTTGTTGGATTTCAGCACGGCGGAGGACCAACTGTGGTTCTTAATAACGCTGAATTGAAAGAATCAGACAATAGCGCTTTATCACTTGGTGGAGAAGTAAAACTATATATGTGTACTGATTATTACAGTGCAGGTAACATTCAAAACGTTCAAGGACAATCAAACGGAGAAATTAAAGTTGGAGCTCCAGGTACAAGACCTCAGTTCTTCCAACCTAAACAAATCGTTAAAATTCCTATGAGTTCAGTAGCAGGAGGAGGAGCACCAGATGATTATATGCTAGTGCGAATTACTGCCGTTACAGCTTCAGGAACAATTGACCTTTCAGCTAATTCAGGTACAGGACTTGCAAGTTCAGAACCTGCTTTAATTACTGGTAAAATTCTAAGAGTTCCAGCTGGTTCAGAATCAGCTTCATATGTTGGTGATAAACCACAATGTGTTGCTTATTCTGCAGACATTGCTGAAACATTAGAAGCTAGACGTTCATACATCGTAGGTACATCTTACGGTGAAGGTTCTTCATTACTTGGAGAGTCTTGGAAAGATAACCCATACTCAACTGGTTACGGACAAACTCAAATCTTTAGAAGCGAGTTTGGTATGACTAATACTGCTAGAGCAACAGCTCTTAAATACGAACCAAATGAGTGGGCTAGAACATGGAAAGATAAACTTATTGAGCACAAATGGGACATTGAATGGGCTGGATTATTCAGTTCACAAGTCACAGACTCAAGTGTAAACCACACTCAAGGTGCAATTGATTACATCTTGAATTTTGGTAACATCTTTACATTAGACCTAGCTTCAAAATCTATTGACGACTTCTTACAAGATATGTCTCAATATTTTGACCCTAGATACAATCAAGACGGAGCAACAGTATTCTTATGTAGTACTGCTGTGTACACTTGGTTGCACAAACTAGGTGGGTTCTTTAAAAACAACATTGCTGTTGGCGATAATGGTAATAACTTTAATCGCTTCCAAGCAGACTTAGCCGTTACTGGTAGAAAGAAAGTAATGGGATTAGACGTAACAGAAATCTCAACAGTTTATGGTAAAATGAACGTTGCTAGATGTATTGCCTTAGATGGCTCACACGTTAAAATCGCTGCTATCAACATGAACAATGTTGCTTACAGACCACTAGTTGGTAATGGAGTTAATAGAGACACTTCTATTTATGTCGGAGTTCAGAACTTAGAGAACACTGGTGTAGATAAGAGAGTTGATATGATTCTAACTGAAGCTGGTTTCGAGTATAAGATGCCAGAATCACACGCTATTTGGAAATAATCTAAATAGTTAATTTGCATTGGGTCCTTGTAGGTTCTTTACCTCCTTTCTCCCTACGGGGACCTGGATGCATACGGAGAATAGATATGAAATTATGGGAAAAAGTAAATAATATAACTGGAAACGATACTAAGGCTAGATATTTAGTAGAGTACATTAATGCTGGAGCTAAATTTATATTAGCATCACTACCTGAAAAGTTTTTATGGACTATTGCTTCTGAAGTAGAAGTTAATGGATTTGATACTAGCGGTGCTAGTGTTATAGGAAATGGTTCTTCTTTAGCTTACGATAAAATTTTAGCAGTATATCGTTTTGATAATGGTAAAAAAAGAATAGCTTCTGAAGCTCCTGATAATAGTATACACATATTTGACGAAGCTGATAGCTTGTTAACGGCTACTGAAATGTTTCCAAAATATTATAAATTAAGTGGTAAAATATATATTAAACCAGACCCTGATTATAATGCACACGTGGGGAGTGGTAATGCGTTTCAACATGCATATACGAACCTAGAAGGAAATACTGTTACAGTAGATTCTGAACAAGGTGATAAAGGAGTGATTGTTTATTCGGCTCCCCCAGTTATTGACGAGAATACAGATGATTGGATTCTTGCAGAATATGAAAACATAGCTATACTATATGCTTCTTCTTTAGATTATATGAGATTAGCTCAATATTATAGAGGACTATGTAAAACAGAAATAGATAAAATATTTAACACAACTATAGAGTCTTTTTCTAGTGAATTGCCTAGCGCTAGTCCTATATTTAGTTTTAGCGATAATGTTCCTTCTGGATTTAGCATAACAAGCACTTTGCCGAGTTTTAATTTTGCTGGAATTTTACCAACTGGTATTACTTTAACAAATTCTTTGCCTAGTTCTATAAATGTAACAAGTTCTTTACCTAATAGTTTAGTTTTAAGCAAATCTTTAGAAGACGATTATAATACATCAACTTCTTTGCCTTCATACAATTCTGAATCTTTAGTTTTGAATTTAAGTAATTCTTTTGGAGATATAAATAATGCTGAATCAATATTAGAAAGCGGCTTTACTTCGGGAGATAGTAGTGCTAAAGTAAGTAAATCAGCTATACATTGGTTAGAAGACGAAGACCCAGAAATGGCAAAAGCTACAAGTGAAATTACTGAAATGGAATTAGGTATAGCAAAAGGAAGATTGGATGTTGAAAAAACTAATATAGAATCTTTTGCTCAAAAAGTAAATCAAAATACTAGCGTCTTTAATGCAAACTTAACTAAATATGCACAAGATTCTAGAACTGAAGCTGAAAGAATAAATTCTGGAGTAGCTAATTATCAAGCTGAAATACAAAAAGAAACACAAAGAATTAACGCTGATTTAGGCAAATATACAAATGAGTTGCAAAAAGAAGTGCAAAGAATACAAACAGATATAGCTAAATATCAATCTGAGCTACAAAAAGAATCAGCAAATAAAAATATTGATACACAAAATTTTAGTGCAAAATTAAATGAATCAATGCAAAGATTTCAAGCAGATATAGCTAAATATCAATCAGAAATACAAAAAGAAGCACAAAGAGTACAAATAGATTTACAAAATTATTCAGCTAAATTAAATGAAGCTAATATTAGGTATCAAGCAGACTCTAATGTTTTTCAATTAAAAATTGCTAAAGCAAATACTAAATTACAAGAATCTGGTATTAGATTAAACACAGCTAGTGCTTATACTCAAAAAAGCAGAGATAGTATTCAAACATCTCAATTATTTTTTCAAAGAGCTATAGGAGAATTACAAGCAATTACTGGTGCTATAGTAGCTCCTGAACAACAACAACAATCTCAAAGAAGAGAGCAAGGAGCAACATCGTGAAAATTTTAGAATTAATGGAAAGAGCAAACACTAGAGATACAAAATTAGTAATTGCTTTTATTAAAGACGCAATAAACAAAATACAATCTTCAAATGAAATATATACTAAAACTTCTAAATTAAGTATTGTAAAAAATCAAAGAGATTATGATTTACCTTTAGATTTAATTGCTATTAAACATATTAGTGTTTTAGATACTGAGGATGATAATAAATATAAAATTATTCAAAGATTAGCAAATGAACCAGTAGTTAGTGAGGACACAAATCCATGAGTTATGATACAAATAGAACATACGCTTATATACAAAGCGGAAAAAAATTAAGACTTTATAAAATAAGAAGAAGTTCTGGTAGAATTATTGATAATCAAGGTAGGGTTAAAGGTGGAGAATTTGATGATATTATATATCCAGATGAAGCAATTACTGATGGATTAAGAATTGAATATACTGCAATAGACAAACCTTTTACAGTTCAAAACCCAGAAACAACTGCTGATTCAAGTTTGAGTGAACCTACAAGCGTTGGTGAGTCAAGTTATATAAATTTAAATAGAATGTTAACTCTAGCAGTCGTAGATTATGTACGTGCTATGATGGCTGAAAGACAAGGAGATATACAGGCAAAAGAGTACTATTTAAGAGAATTTCATAAAAAGGTTGCTGATAATGAAAGCAACAGAAACAAAATGTATATCGCAAATACGATAAAAACGTATGCGGTTAAATAGGGGAATAATATGGCAAGAATAGATTATGCAATAAGTTTATCAGCAATACAATCTACTACTCACGAAGGCGTAAGTGTAGAAAATTTAGATGCTGAAATTGGTAGAAGTTTAGGTGGTGGTAATTCATCAACTACTTGGGCAGGAAGTGCAATAGCAACTCCGAATTGGACTGCAGCTGATGGTTGTATTTATTATGCAAGTGGTGATAGTAATAATACATTTGCAGTAGATAGTGGAGCTGATGGTTTATGGATTAAACATACTGGGTTCAATTTTGACGCAGGTGTTACTCCAAGTAGATTAGGAACTACCGCAAATACAGCTTTAGTAACTGTAACTGGAGCTAGTGATGTAATTTGTAAATTAAAAGCTGGTGAAGCAATTTTTTTACCACAACCAAAAAATCAAACAATTACGTTTACAGATAATGGAACGGCAGCGGCTATGGAAGTCGTTGTATTAACTTAACAGGAGAAGAACATGGCAAAAGGACTTAATGATTATGCAGTACAGGAAAGTGTAGCTCCATACATCAAAGCGGTAGTTGCAACAACTAGCGACCAAGATGCGTGTAGAGCAGTTCACATGAAAGGCTCATCAGCAAACGTTACTTTAACAGTAAATGGTGTTGATGTAGTATTTTATTTGTTACAAGGACACACATATCCAATTTGTGCTACAAAAGCAAGTGCTAACACAGTAGTATTTTTATATTAGGAGTATATAATGATTACCGCAGAACAATATCAAGATATACAAATAATGCAAAATACTGATTTTGAAAACACTATAACATTTGAAGCTCCACATAATACTGGTGATTATGATTATAGGGTGATAATAGCTAAAGATTTTTCTTCAGCTGCTGATATTACATTAACTGTAGGTGCTGGACTAACTAAAACAAGTGCTACAGTTTTAACTATGACAATAGCAGATACAGTTACAGATGATTTAGCTGATAATTACGAAGGTGTTTGGGAGTTAGTATCTAAAAAAACTAGCGGTGGTAAATTAACAAGAGAGATACAAGGCGATGTTGTAGTTTCTCCTGGATTGGTAACAGCTTGGTAATGGCTATTAGTGCAAAAGTATCAACTCCCGTAGAGGTTAAGACTAGCGTTGACAATCAAAGTGTTAACAAGTCCGTAGGCGTACAAAATGCGTCTAAAGCCGATGATGCATTTACAATTGATGCTACTGAAATACCCATAACACTTACAGGAACAAATGCAAAGAATTTACAAGCGGCGGTACAAGAAAATGTAGATGGAAGTGGAGTTATTTCAGCTTCAAATGTAACAACTTCAGATTTAACAAAATTAAGAAATATTACGGCTACTGCTTCTGAATTGAATCAGTTAGACGATAAAGTAATAGGGGGAACAAGTAGCGATGATGTGGTAGATGTAAGTTCTAATCAAACATTGTCGAACAAAGTGATTGATAATGGAACATATACGTAATTAAGGAAAAGATATGGCAAATACATTCCAAATAAAAAGACATTCAGACAACACGAATACTGATGCTCCTGGTAGTTTAGCCAATGGAGAATTAGCGTTAAACCAGGCTAGTAAAAAGCTATATGTTGGTAGGCATAATAATTCTAGTGTTGAGGTATTTCATTTACCTACATTAGAAGATATTACTGCTGGTAATGGTATTAGCAAAACAGCGGCTTCTGGTAATTCAAACAATAACGCACAAACTCTTGCAGTAGATTTAACTGATTCAAATATATTTGCATCTACTAGTGCTAAAGGTATAGCTTCATTTGCAAGTGCAGACTTTTCTGTATCTAGTGGAGTAGTATCTATTGGCTCTCTTGGAACTTCGCAAATTGATGCTGACGCTATTACTAGTGCTAAGATTGCAGATGATGCTATTGGTAGCGAACATATTGCTGATGACGCAGTTGTATCTGCGGCTATCGCTGATGGAGCAGTAGATACTGCTAGATTAGCGGCGGATGCAGTAACTGGTGCAAAAATAGCTGATGACGCTATAGATAGTGAGCATATTGCTAATGGAGCTATTGATACAGCACATATTGGAAATGACCAAATAACTGCTGCTCTAATTGTAGACGGAATTGCTTTAGCTGGTAATTGTAGTTCAGTTGGTAATTTTACTGTAGGTGGAAATCTTACAGTAAATGGTACAACTACTACGGTTAATTCAACTACTACAACATTAGATGACCCTATTATGACTTTAGGTGGCGATAGCGCTCCAGGAAGTGATGATAATAAAGATAGAGGTGTTGAGTTTAGATGGCATAATGGAAGTGCGGCTAAAGTTGGTTTCTTTGGATATGATGATAGTACAGGAAAATTTACATTTATTGCTGACGCATCAAATTCAAGTGAAGTATTTAGTGGAACTGCTGGACCTGTAGCTTTTGGTGCTATTAATGGTACAACTTGTACCTTGACTGGTGCTTTGGATGGTGCTACCATTGATGGTGGAACTTATTAATAGAGGTTTAAGTGGCAAATACAATTAAAATTAAAAGAGGTACAAATCTCTCAAATGCTGGTACTCCAGCAGCTGGGGAACTTATATATAAAACTGATACCAATGCATTATATGTTGGAGATGGAACTACGGCGGCTACTGGACTTACTGCTATTACTGGAGGTGGAAGTGGAGCTGTAGATTCTATAGCTAACTTTTCTAACAATAGAGTTCTTACAGCATCTGATTCTGATTCTATTAACGGAGAAGCTAATCTTACTTTTGATGGAAGCACATTAGCATTAACTGGAGATGAAACAATATCATCTTCATTAGTAGTAGGTGCAACTGCTAAAATAGCAACTACTGGTGGAACTGGTGCATCACAAGTATTAGGAACAGGAAATTCAGATACAGTATTTACCATAGGAAGATTTAGTAATAATACTGGTGTTGGACAAATTAATTTTTTCAAATCAAGAAATGGAACAATAGGTTCAAGCACAATAGTCCAAGATAATGATGGTATGGGTGCAATAGTTTGGGCAGCAGATGATGGAACTGATTTTGTATCTCACGCTGCAAAAATTGATGCAAGAATAGATGGAACACCAGGTGCAAACGATACACCAGGTAGATTAAGTTTTTATACAACTGCTGATGGAAGTCAAAGTGCAGTTGAAAGAATGAGAATAGACTCATCAGGTAATGTAGGTATAGGAACTTCATCACCAAGTGTTAAACTTCAAGTAGCAGATACAAGCACACATTGTTTTATTAGAGTTAAAGGTGGAACTGGTAGTTATGCAGGTATAGATTTTGGAGATAATGATGACGATGATATTTCAAGAATTAGGCACAATAATTCTGATAATAGTTTAGGTTTTTATACTAACAATACCCTACAAGGAACTATTAATTCATCAGGTAATGTAATTTTAGAACAAGAATTATTTCTAAAAGACGATAAAGATTTAGTGTTAGGTAATGGTAGTGATTTACAACTTAAACACGATGGAAGTCATAGTTATATTAAAAACACTACTGGAGATTTGTATATTCAACAACACACAGATGATAAAGATATTGTACTCCAATCAGATGATGGTAGTGGAAATGTTACAGCATACTTAACAATAGATGGTAGTGCTACAAAAACAACACTACAAAAAGATTTAAGGGCAGATGATGATGTAAAGATACAAGTTGGAAGTTCAGGTGATTTTTATATGGTTCACGATAGTGGAACTGGACAAGGACAACTTATTAATGGAACAGACCATTTAGTTATTGTAAATAATGCAGATGACCACGACATAATTTTAAAATCAGATAATGGTAGTGGTGGTACAACTGCTTACCTAACATTAGATGGTAGTGCTACATCTATTAAAGTTGCTAAAAATTTAGAATTAGCAGATAATGTTCGTTTACGAGTTGGTTCAAGTGATGATTTACAACTCTATCACGATACAAGCAATAGTTATATTACCAATGCTACTGGCGATTTAGTTATAAGAAATGATGCTAATGATAAAGATATACTATTCCAAACTGATAATAATTATAATGATACAACTAGCTATATACAATTAGATGGAAGTGCTAAATTTACTCACTTACTTACAAACACAGGAATTGCAGAAGGTAAAAAACTTTACTTTGATGGTGGTAGTGATACCTATATAACATCAGATAGTGCAGATTTTATGCAATGTTTTGTAGGTGGTGTAGAAGCATTTCGAATTTTAGAAACAAGTAGTGTTGCATATTTTTATGCTCCTGATAGTGCATTTTTAGGAGCTGGTACAAGTATAGATTTTACAATGTCGCACGATGGTAGTAATAGTCATCTTACAAACAATACTGGACATTTATACATAAAGAACAATGCAGACGACAAAGATATTATCTTACAATCAGACGATGGTAGTGGAGGACTTGCTGCTTACTTAACATTAGATGGTGGTGCTAATAAAATTATAGCAAATGAAAATATAGACATAGTTACATCTAGCGATGAAATGATGAGATTTAAAAGAAGTGGTGCTGATGAAGTAAGTATAGAACAAGATAGTTCTCAATTATATTTTTACAATAGAACAACAAGTAAAGTATTGTTCCTAATGTCTGAAACTGGTAGTGCAAAAGTAGGTTATAATACTAACCCTGTATTTGAAATAAGAAACACAGGCACTAGTGGTGGTAATGGTGGGAGTTTAACATTTGGGCATAATCAAGATAGTTCAACAACAGCTATGGCAAGAATATCAGGTTATCTTGCAGATGGAAGTGCTGCAGGTAGAGCTGGACATTTAAGATTTTGGACTTCAAGAGCTGGTAGTGATGAACTTGCTATGCAATTACAAAATGATAATAAATTAAGATTATATCAGCCAGGAGATACAGGCGATTATTTCGAAACTGTGGTGCATGATGATTATGTTCAGCTTCATGTTGCTCATGGTAATTATATAAGAATAGACACTGACCATGGAAATTTAGATATGGGACCAATGAACTCAAGTTGGTGTCATTTTCAAACTGATAGAAACAAATTCTATTTTAATAAACAAATTACAGTAGATAGCGGTATTATTACTTCGTATGATGAAGATTTAAGTTTAAGAAGAACAGATGCTAGTGCTGATAGAATAGATATTACAGCAGACTATACAAGAGTTATTGTAAATAGTAATGAAGAATTTAGAGTAGATGGAAGTGGGATATTAACTACTGGTATTACAAGAACAACTGATTATTTTCAATTAACTAAATCAGGTGCTACTAATTCTTTATTAAAAATAGTTAATAGTGGTTGGAGTAACGAAACCACTCATGATATTTTATATAATCATTGGCAATCAAATTTAGGAGATTATACTTATTTAAAATCTGCTGGTAATTCTACTTCTGGACATGGTATAGCTATGGTAGCAGATACTGTATTTGCAGTAGGAGATACAACTGTTGCAACTGGTGCTGTAACTAATAGTGCTACTGCTCCATTTACAGATACTTGGTTTACTGTTAATGGTAGTGGTAATGGAGCATTTAAAGGTAGCATTACTGCTAACGGCGGTAAACCAGTTATGACTGAAAATGGTAGTTGGTTTGGAGACTTGGGAAGTAATGGATGGACTAGAGTATTTACTTTAGATAATGGTGGCGGAGTAATGTCTTGGGCATTAAAAAATGGACAAATGTCTACAATTATAGATGGTAGTCATTTTGCTTATGAAGCTGGTACTAATCAAGGTGGAGGATTTTATAGTAGTTCTGATAGTAGTTATGCTAATGCTACTGGTATTGTTGCAAGTGGTGGAACATTATATGTTAAACAAGCTGATGGAACAAACGCTAGTTTATTTTCTACTGGAGATATAATTTGTAATTCAGGTTATATATCTGGACAAGGAAATGATTTAATGCTTAGAAGAACTACTAACAATGATGATAGAATTGTTATAGAAGCTTCTGAAACAAAGATTTATGGAGATGCGGTAGAAAGAGTAAGATTTGGTAGTTATGGTATTAGAAATGGATATAGTGGTAGTGAAGGTGGTCCAGTATATAGTTTTAAAGATGATACTGATACAGGTATTTGGAGGTCTGGTGGAGATACTATTGCTTTTTCTTGTGGCGGTACAAGAATGTTTACTATTGAATCTGGTGGTGATTTAGAATTAAGAAGCGATGGTAGTTCTCAAGGTGCATATATACAAAGAGTAGGTGGAATACAATTTACTTGGGATAGAGATAGTTATGGAACAAATAATTATCATGCTATGGTTTGTGATAGTGATGATTTAAAAATAAATAGTTATCACAATGTTACTATAAATTTAGATACTAATGATAACAATGGTTCTGAAGCATTTCAAATTAGAAAACATAATACTGGAATGACAAATGGTACATTGTTATTTCAAGTAGATGGAAGTGGTAATGTAGATGCAACAGCAGATGTTATAGCTTATTCTTCATCTGATAAAAGATTAAAAGATAATTTAAAACCAATTAGTAATTCATTAGAAAAATTACAAAAACTTACTGGATACGAATTTGATTGGAATGATAAGCAAGATACTTATGAAGGACATGATGTAGGTGTAGTAGCTCAGGAAGTAGAAGAAGTTTTACCTGAAGTAGTAGCAACGAGAGATAGTGGCTACAAAGCAGTTAAATATGAAAAAATGATTCCTTTATTAATAGAGTCAATAAAGGAATTAAAAGAAGAAATAAATGGGCTCAAAAACAAACTAGGAGAATAAAATGGCTAAAAAAATAGCGGAAAAAGCAAGTGATGCAGTAGTTAAGCAAGTTGAAATCAAACATCTTCGTTCAATGAAAGATGAAGCAGGTAAAGATGTTTCAGTGGTAGATTGGACTGAAATGAAAGATGTTGATAGTGCAATTTCAGATGCAGAAGCACAATTAGCAGTTGCGGAAGCAAAAGTTACTGAACTTAAAGCAGATATTGCTGAATATAAAAAAATAAAGGGGTAAGATGACTCTTACCTCTTCAGGGCAAATTAGCATTAATGATATTAATGGAGAGTTTGGTAGAAGTGGAACAACCGCAGATAGTTCTTTAAAAGAATTATCTGATGGTACTGTTGCAACTATCAATACTGTTAATGATGCAGATGATAGACCAGATGGTAGTGCTCCACATAATATGACTGAATTTTATAGTTATGACCACGATGCAGCAGCGGCTACATCTTGGAGCACAAGCGGTAATACTGGATTAAATGTTGGTGGAGAAGCTGGAACTACAGATATGGCTAATAGTTTTGCTACATTAGTTTTAAGTAATGGTTCAGGTGGAATTGATATAGAAAACTTCACTACAAGTGGCGGTCCATTTGGTAGTTTAAGATTTCAATATACTACAGATGGAAGCACACCAAGTACAAGTAATAGTGGAACATCAAGTATAACCCAGTTACAAAACTCATTATCAAGTTTTAATTCTGGTACATTAAAGCTTAGACCAGGTTGGTTACACGAACCTTCTAACAAAGATGGTACAGGTTCTTATTCATTTACTGTAAGAAATAATTCAGTAGATAGTTCAGCCCTTACTGGAAGCATAACTTTCTTGTCTGGTGGATTTTGTATACATCATAGTATTTTAGTAAATACTCCTAATGGTATGAAAAATATTAATGATTTATCAATAGATGATATTGTTTATTCATATAATTTTAGTTCAGGAGAAATACAAGAAACTCCTATATTACAAATAGAAACTCCTACACATAGCAGGTTAATTAGAATTATGTACGAGGACAATGATAATGAATTAAATAATATTATAGTTACTAGAGACCACCCTATATTTTTAGAAGATGGCTCTATGGCTAGTTATGACCCTCAAAAAACAAAAGATTTATATAATTTAAATGCAAATAAATTAGAAGAAGGAAATGTGATGAAAACTATTAGTGGAACTAAAACAATACATAGATTTGAGTACATTGGTAGTTCAGAATCAACATATACTATTAAAACAAGCAATGATAATTTTTACGCAGGAAATATTTTAGTACATTCAGAACTTGAATAAATAAGATTTATTTTATAAATTCTGATAACTATTAATAGTAAATAAGGAGAAAAAATGGCTAAAGAAAAAGTAGAGCAACAACAAGAAATGAATTTAGAAGATACTCTAAAGTCTATTGAAGCTCAAATAGCTGAATTACGTGGTATGCACAATTATATTTCTGGTTTGAAAGACCAGGGATTTAAAGTAATACCACCTCTTCCAAAAGAAGAAAAATAGAAAAGAGGGGGGAGTTAATTCTCCCCCACTTTAACCTTTAGATTACGGAGATAACATGGAAGTAGGAAAAGACACTAAGTTTAGTCTTACAATTGAAACAGCAATTAGTATTCTAGTTTCTGTTGGTATGGTTATTGGTATGTGGTTTACTCTTCAAGCGGATATTGAAGAAGCAAAAGAACTACCAGTTCCAGAAGTGGGTCGTACAGAATATGATTTAAAAGACCAAATGATACGAAACACCATCATAGAGACGCAAAAAGATGTAACTGAAATGAAGGAAGAGCAAAAAGAAATGCGTGATGATGTCAAAAATATCGAACGTATGATGATGCAACAAAACTAATGAGGTACAGAGATGAACTTATATTATGGTATTTTATCGTTACTTGGTTTGTCGTTGTGGCTTACGCCATTACACTCACAAGGTAAACTAAAAGATTTACAACAAGTACAATTACTTAGTCAAAATGAATGTGTAATTGTTCAAGTAAATGCAGACTGGAACGCAAGAGCTTCTATTAATTTGGATAAATACGGCAAAATCAAAAATTGTAATTGGTTTAATGCTAGTATTGATAACAAAGAATATGGAGCAATTATAGCGGCTGAATGGAAAATTCAATCAGTTCCTACTATTATTATGTTTGAATATGGTAAAGAAGTAAAGAGATTTGAAGCTGGGTTATCTTTTAACTTAGATGAAAAATCTATAATTGAACAAATCAAAGATGAAATTGATGAAATGATGTTAAGGAGATTTCAATAATGTATTATTTAAGTAAATGGTATAAACAAATATTAGGTTGTCTATTGCTAGTAGGTACTTTATCAGCACAAGACTTCTTTAAATTTAGCACTATATACGGCGCATATAGTTTCAGTAGCCCAATATCTAAAGAATTGCAATACCAAGTAACAGGTGGGCAATTACAGGAGCTACAACAAGAATTAGATGACAATACAGTTATGACTTTCGGTATTAGAAAATTAGCACGATTTGGGTATGAAAATAAACCTGAAGTGTGGTATACTGGTAAAGAAGCGCCTATTAATGAAAGCGTTGCTATTGGTAATGTTCCTACTGGTTGGGAATATGTAATTGAATATTCAGACCATAAAGAGTTTGAAGAAGAATTTACAAACCAACAATTTATGCTTAGATATATGGGAGATAAATTTATTGCAAAAGCTAATTACGATTTTAGAGGATTAGAAGATGTAGAGTTCGCAGCTTTAGATATGCGATTTAAAAAAGATTTTGGTAATCTTGCTTTATCTATGGGTGTTGCTGGAAGAATGCATCCAGCTTATTTAGACTTTTTACCTATTGATTTATGGTGGGATGAACAAGGTATAGATGTTGGTGAAGGGATTCCATTTTGGGAATTTGCTTATTTCTATGGATATACAGATTCTTTTGAACAACAATTTACTCAATATGGATATGAATTTTATGATTATCTATGGTGGGATGCTGAAGGAAATCTTGTAGCAACTACTGATGAAGAGTTTTATACTCAAGTATATGGAGAAATTGTTAGAGAATATAACGAAGAATACGCTAAAGATTTAGGGTATCAAAACGAATTAAGTTTATCAATCGGTGCTGACTATTACAAATATATGCCTAATAATTGGTTTCACTTTTGGGCTACCGCATATCCAATAACAAAGGGTATGTCTGATTATTCGTTTAATTACGATGTAGCTGAAAATGGAATGGACTATGATTTAGGATTAGTGTATGGTTGGAAGCTTAGTAAAAAGTTTGGTATTTTCTTAGAAGGAAGATACCTAAGTATGTACGATGTTCAATCTTATGAATCTAAGATTGGATTTAACTGGTTGATATATTAATGACAGGAGATAATATGGTAGGATTTATTATAGGCTTAATCTTAGGATTTAGCTCACATTATGCACTATTTTGTGCTGATGATATAAAACAAAGATGTAAACAATGTTTTGAATTTGCAAAACTCAAAGCAAAAATTGTAAAAGCAAACAAAAAAAGAAAAGGTAAAAAATAATGCCTAAGTTAAATGTAGTTGCTGGTATTATTGATAAGGTTGCAGGTCATGTAGACAAGTTTACTTTAGACAAACAGGAGAAAGCTGAGTTAATTGCAGAAATTAACAAAGCACAAATGGAAGTCAATAAAGTAGAAGCTGGTCATACAAGCATCTTCGTTGCGGGCTGGAGGCCCTTCACGGGATGGATATGTGCTACGGCATTAGGGTATCATTTTATTTTGCAACCTTTACTTACATTTATTATGTATAGTTTTGGAAATGAAGTTGCATTACCAACCTTTGATATGGGTACTCTTACAACAGTACTTCTCGGAATGCTCGGTCTTGGGGGAATGCGCAGTTTTGAGAAGGTGAAAAAAAGTGCCTAAACAAGAATATAATATATTAGGATTTCATGGTGGAATTAATGACCATTCAGACGCAAAAGATATAAGAGATATAGAACTTCGTGCAGCTGACGGAGTTTCTGTTCATAGAATTGGTAAATTAGTTTCATTAGGAAACAAAGATAGTGCTTTAACAAATTTATCAGGAGCAAGCGCAGATATAGAACCAGGATATGGATTATATTTTTTTTCTACTGATTATAACAATAGTGAATCAAATGTAAGCGAAGATTGGTTATCAATTTATAATAAAACTACAGACAAAGTTCGTTTTTATTATAGAAATAAAAATGGAGGAACGTCTGATTTTACTAGTTCTGGAAATGAAGTTGATATGAGTCCTAGTCAATCAAATACTAGTAAATTAAATTTTTATTTTGCTGATGGATTTTTAAGAATATCAGATGCTTCTTTTACTAATACAAGTAAATATTTTGGTTATATTGATAACGCTTTATTTTGGAAAAATAGTAGCGGTAATTCTCAAAATTATCACGACATACATAAATGGCAAAAAGGCGACCAAGAAATTAAACCTTTCGTTCCAGATTTATTAGGAGATGCAGACAGAATGGTTTTATTTAATGCTCAATCTGCTTCACCTGAAGATGGAACAGGTAGAACTAATATACATCAAACTGAAAAAAAATTAATATTATCTTATTGGACAAACGAAGGTGGAGATTGGAATGGAACGTATGAATTTGCTGCTACTCCTATTATAATTGGAAATCAAGAAGGTCCTATATCTACATTTCAAGAAGATTTAGATACAATAAGTACTGCAAATTTTTATAATGATGAAGTAATTTTTCAAGTTTTTATACCTACTGGGGAAGATAGTAATAGTGGCATAACAGCAGATGCTGACCATAGATTAGGAGATGATAGAATTATAGGTGTTAATTTTTATTTTAGAAAACAAGGTGATGAAAATTGGACTTTTTTAATGAATACTGATTTAACTGAAGGAGGTAAACATTATTGGAAATTATATAATTCAGATACTCAAACTAGCTATGGATATTGGACTGGACATGAGATTACTCCCGCTGGAGGAGGAGCACCACAAACAGTATTTGAAGGAATTGATATAATGAATAATAGTTCTGCTGCTGATGATTATATAGCTTTTTCAGATAATGCTAATGGTAGTGGAACTGATTGGATGAATGGAAGCGATGGAGGTAGTGCTCAAGATGGTGATTCGTTTGCTAATGTTTATTTAAGAGTTAAACTAAGAAATACAAATGTTAATGGTTTTGATAATAGATATGGATTTTTAAGAATTTGGGGTGGTGCTTTTAGTCCTTTTTATGTTGGAACAGTAAGTGGAGCACAAATTCCTTTAAAAACAAATGACGGGACTGCTTATGACACATATTATATTCCAATGACATTGCCTGGAATAGGAACTCAAAGAGAATTTAGAGTAGAATTATTAGATGAAAATTTTACAGTTATAGCTGATAGCGGAATTAAAACTATGGATATTAAAGATAGTGGTAGAACTCAGCCAGAAGATTATAACCAAGAAGATTATGAGGATAGATTGTAATGGCTAAATATGCATTAATGAACCCAGGTAAATATCACTTAGGTGTACCTTTTAGTTTTCCTCCTATACAAAATAGAACGTATCAAGAAGAAGATGCAATAAGAAAAATAAGTTGGAAAACTTCTGTTTTAATAAATAGAAAAATATATGTAGGAAATGTTAAAATAGAATATAAAGACGGAAAAGAAAAAACATTAAGCGATAGTATATTTAAATCTAAACCAAATCAATTTGACACTTTTAATTTAAATAGTCGTATTGATGTAGCAGTAGGCGACGGAGAAGATATTATACGTTTAGCTGGATATGCTGATAGATTATTGCAATACAAACAAAATACTTTACATATTATAAACGTGCAAAAACAAGGAGAATTTTTAGAAGCTACTCATAAATTTAAAGGAGTTTCTCATCATAACGCAGTATGTGAATTTGATTATGGAATTGTTTGGTGTAATGCTCACGGAGTATATATGTATGACGGTGAAATGGTTAGTGAATTATTTTTAAAAGAAGGCGTAAGAACTGTATCAGAAGAAACTTGGAGCGCTTTTTACAAAGAAGGCGAAACTATGGTTGGTTATGTTCCTAATGCAAAACAATTATTATTTATTAAAGGAGTTACAGGAGCAGATAGTGGAGATGTAATGTTATATGATATTATTTCTCAATCTTTTGTTAAAGGAACAGCACGACTAGGAATTACCGATAAAACAAATTTAGTAAATATGTGGGATAATCAATTAATACATGGATTTGAAACTAGTAGTAATTCTGCAACAATAACTGTAGTTCCTTGGAAAACAAGTCCTTCTGAAGATGTAGATAATTATTTAGTTCAAACAAAAGATATAAATTTTGGAACAGAATCTAAGAAAAAAGTATCTAAAGTTAGAATTACATACAAGGGCGGAAACGGACCTAATGATAATGGAACAGATGTTACTACAAAAGTATTACCTAAATATTCTATTAACGGAGGAGATTTTGAGCATTCTTTTCAAGATGATGCAGGTGCTACTATAACTGATATACCAGGTAGCGTAAATTGGACTGAAATAGAGCTATATACAAACTCTAATGCAAATAATGTAAGAACATTTGCAATTCAGCTTACAGACGTTTCTGGGCAAAATGTTGTATCTGGTTTTGAAATTAATGATATTACAATAATTTTTAGAGGAAAGAGTATTAAATAATGAAAGCTAGTGAACAAAAATTTGCAAGAAAAAATAAAAGTGTAGGGGGACATGTTCGTAATGCAACTAATAGAATTTCTAGAAGGTTAGAAACTATTAATCAATTTACGCAAGAAATACCATCAAACTCAGAAGGAAATGATGGAGATGTTTTATTGTATGAAAATAAAAGTAATTACAATATTATAGAACAATTTTTAAAAGTGCAGGGTAGATGGATTAATATAACTACAGGTAGACCATTAACTGATTCTGCTGTAGTAAAAAAATGGATTAAAGGCAAGACAGGATAAAATGATAAAACAGTTGTTTAATAAGAATAAAATTTATAAATTATTGATAAAATCATAGGAAAAATTATGGCTGAACCTAAAATACAATCTCCAAACATGTCAACAGCAATTGGTATGGGAACATTAAGTTCTAATACCGATGCGGCTTTAGCTGAAGTAGAAATAGGTACAATTACTGCTAAAGCTATAGAAGATAAAGAAAATCAAAGACAAAGAATGTATGAAACAACTCAAGATAGTTTAAAAACAATTAAAAATATTAACAAAGCACAAAAATTAGAAAATAAAATAAAAAAAGGTTATAAATTATATCAAGAAAAAACTGGTCATCAGTTAAAATATGATAAAATTACACCAATGGATGTTTTAGATAACCCTAGTTTGTGGAATCAAATAGGAGATGTAGTTATTACAGATACTGTTACTGGCGCTACATTTGAGCCTGGAAATTTTGCTGGTTTTGCAGATATACAAACTACTGAAGATTTTAAAGCTTATGCTAATTCTATAGATAAAGGCGATAAAAGTTATGTTAAACCAACTGAATATGGCGTAGAATATAAAGACGAGGGTTTTGATAGTGAGTTTGCTATAAAAAGAGCTCAAGACCCTGTTGTAAATGAACAATTAGCAAGAGTTAAATATAGAGATATAGGTTTAAAAAATTGGGCTGGAGGTTCAGAAGTTTATGTAATGCAAATGTATGCTAATGAAAAAGGTGGAATCTATGACGAAAAAAATAAAGTTATTAAATTTGCACACAGTGATGAAACATTATCTATAGAAGATTTTAAAACTGGTGGAAAAGTGTCATTTGATGACATAAAAACACATTTATCTAAATGGGAATCTAAAGATGACCCTAATTTTATTGGATATAATACTGAAGACAAGGGCGTAGGAAAAGATAGTTTATATTACGGAACAAGAGATGTTGGTTTGTATGGTATAAATGAAAAAGATTTACGAGTTGACACTTGGATATATACTGACCCTGATTCAGGTTTTACAAAAGAAATAAAAACTCATGAAATAAGTAGTATTCCAAATAAAGATGGAACATATTCTAAAGATAGACAATATGCTGAAATTCAAGGAATTATAGGTTCTTCTAGAGTTTTAACGCAAAAAGATGACGTATACCAAGGAGGAGGTATGGCAAGATTTTTAGGAAAACAATTAAAGAATTTTTTCCAAAGAAAAAAAGATGATGACGATAAAGGCAAACAAAATTCAATAGATTTATATAAAAATCAGGGAACAAGCTAAATGAGCGATGTAGGATTAGGATGGGCTAGTTTAGGTTTACAAACTATATCTACTATAGGTGCAGCTTCTGGTCAAGCGAGAGCAAATAGAGCAACTATAAGAGGTAATAATAAAGCAATTAAATTATTAAATGAGAATTTAAGCTTGTTACCAGAAATAGCGCAATCAAGAAAAGAAGGAGCTATGTCTGATTTAGATTTAGCTATGGGTCAAGCTGGATACGAAGGAAGAGAATCTTCTATTACAGCGTTTCAAGATTATGAAAACGCTTTAGGTAGTACTGGTTTTGCAGCAGATTATAGTATGCAAGATGCTTATGGAGATTTTCAAAGAAAATTAAATGATAATTTTATTCAACAAAGAAAATCATTATTTTCTAGTTTAGATAAAAATTTAGCAGATATTACAGAATGGCAAATGTCAACAGAGGGACAATTAAAGTCTGAAAAAATGAAATTAGAAGCACAAAACGCTCAATTAAGAACTCAAGATTCTTTTTGGGAAAACATATTTTAGGATAAAAAATGGCAATTAGAAGAGCAAATATATTAGGAATACTTAATGAAATGTATGAAGCTGAACATAAAGAACATCAGCAAGAAAGAGATTTTGCTATTAAAGGAGTAGGACTTGCTATAGACGCAAGAAATAAAAAAGAATTAAGAAGATTAGAAGAAAAAAGACTTGCTATTACAGAAGCAGATGCTAAAGTACGTGCAAAACGCACAGAACAAATAATTAGATTAGAGGAAGCTAAATCTAAAAATGAAGAAAATAAAAAAATATTTAACAATTTAAAAAATTTAGCAAGTAGAAATGCAGCAGAATTAACAACAATGACTCAAGAACTTGCAACTAGATTGTATGATAGAGTAATTGCACCTTCATTTGAATATAATGGCGAAATAAACTTTCAAAATAAACCTAATATAAAAAATTTTATAAAGCAAATTGGCAATGAAGCTTTAGCTAAAGATTTAATTCAATTTGGTATGACAAGAAATGCAGAAAACGGATTATTTCCAGAAATAGAAACAGAAGCTTTAATATACGAATTATTTGGTAATGAAGCCACAGCAAATATGTTGCAAAATACTTTTGGTTTTTATGGAGATAACCAATTTTCTATAGATAGAATGACTAAAATACAAGATGATTTTTTCTTATTTAAAGCTCAAAACGATGAAATTGCTAAAGAATTATCAGAATATGAAGGTTTAGGAGATACTTCAATTGGTGAGCCTTTGACAAATTTATTATTATACGGAAGTGTTGAATCTCCTTCAACAACAGATGAAGATACAATTGTTGATTTAGGTAATAATATGATAGGAACAATGATGGAACCTCCAGAAGGAGTTAAATCTTTGCTATCTCCTAATCAATATGAACAAGTAACTCAAGACGAAATACAAAGATTAAAACAAATGAATAAAGATTTGCCAGATGAAATATTAAAAATAAAAGACGCTATAGGACCTAAACCTATATCGGAATTAGAGTTAAGAGAATATTATGATAAAGTAGAAAAAGAATTAAATGCAAATAGTAGTGCATGGACTGAATATAAGGATGAACATGGAGATGTAGATACTAATAAATCTCCTTGGCAAAATTATAGACAATTAAGATTTTTTAAAGAAGATATAGCAGGTGAATACGACACAAGCAATAGAGCATTTAAACAACATACAAACAAAATGCAAGAAAAAGAAACATTGCACAACAGCGGCGACCCAGAATTCTTTTATTCCGACCAAGAAAGAGCAAATGATGCCAAGGTAGCATATTTGTATCAATTGCAGTTAGATTTATTAACTTATCAAAACAGAATAGCAAGTGAAAGAAAAGATACTTTGTGGGATGTAATGGGCGGTTTTTCTAAGTTTTTCCAAGGAGAAGCTGACGGAGGAGGTATATCATATTATGGCGTAGGTGATATTACCAAAGAAACTATTTCTACTCATGACGACAACGTATCAAAAAGAAAAAAAATATATTAGGATATTAAATGCCAGATTTGAAAACTATATTAGATGCACAATCTAATTTATTAGATTTAAACCCAGAAGAAAAAGTACAACAACGTATTGCTGGGAATACAGTACAAACTCAAACAAATAGACCTCCTTCTGTTACAGGAACAATTCAACCTAGAAAACGAGAACCATTAAAACCGACAGAAGATAGAAATTTATTACAAAACATAGGTAAAGGATTGTGGGATTTTGGAGAAGAATTTGTCCAACAAGGAATTGATACCGCATTATTAGGTATGCCTAGCGCTGGTACATTTACAGGTGGAAATCCATGGTTTGGTTTGTCTTATGATACAGACATAGATAGTTTTGCTGGTAAAGCTGGTCAAGCTATTGGTGGAGCTGCTGGTTTCTTAGTTCCTTTTATGGGAACATCTAAATTTATAACTAGTCCATTAAGTAGAGTTGTAGCTGATGCTACAATGAATGCTGGTGGTAAAACTATGCAAAAGAAAGCTTTGAAAGCAATTAAAGACGCATCTGGAAAAAAGGGAGCAGTTACATACGCAGATGATGCAATAGATAGTGTTAAAGAATCTAAAAATTTATCGGAATTATTTGATGAAACTATAGCTACTCCATTTGCACAAAGTATGCGAGGTTTTAATAAATTAAATCCTGAACAAAAAACTACATTTGCTAGTAAAATTGAAAAAGGTGCAGGTGAATTTATAAAAGAGCTTGCAGAAACTAAAGGTATAGTTTTAAGTGACGATGCTGTTAAAAGTATTACAAAAGAAGTTGGTGAAATATGGATGCAGGCTGGAGGTAGACCTATTAATTCTTTACAAGGCTTAATTCATAGAGCAATGGGTCAAGGCAAATATACTGGATTCTATAGTCATATGTTTGAAGAAGGAGTAATTTTTGCAGCAGTAGAAAGTGGTATGCACGCCGTAGAAGTTAATGCTGGAAACGAAGAAGCGCATTTTGGAACAGTAGCTAAAGATGCATTTTTATTAGGACACGCATTTGGTTTAGTAAGATTTATTCCTGGTGGTGTAGAAGGTGGAATGGGAATGAATCCAATTACCAAAACAGGTAGAGAGCGTATAGCTGCATTAATAAGAGGAGAAAGAGCTTATGCTAAAAAATATAATGTAAATGACGCTACTGATAGAGAAAGTATTGCAGCTATGTATCAAAGTTATATGAATATTCCTAAAACTCCATTTAAGTATCCTGGTAGAGATTTAAGAGACGAACCTATGGAAGAAATAATGACTACTATAGGAGAAAGAATGGGAGCTGGTAATTTAACAATGAACGGCGAAAGAATATTAAACCCTTCCCCATCAAGAATATTAAGAATATTACAAGATGGTACTGAAGCCGAACAAAAAGCAGCAGCTAAACACATGCAAGAAGTTTTACAAGAAATTATGAGAACAGGTCAAAGCAAATATCGTAGAGAGTTTTTAAAAACAATGGGAGATGATGTATTAAAAAGTTCATTTAGAATGGCTGCTGGTGGAGTTGTAATGACTGGACCTGGAGTATTAATGGATGATAATATTCCATTTGAAGAAAAAATGTTGCATTTTGCTATGGGTGCATTTTTAATGAAGAAAGGTAAAGTCTTAAATTATAGAGAAAAATTACCTGGAGGAGAGTTAGGAGCTTATAAAAAACATAGTTTAATGAGAGAATTTCCTAAAGATTTAAATAAAATAGGAGATTTTTACAAAACATTAGGAGTAGAAATTGTTAACAAAGATGGAAACATAGACCCTTTATGGTTAAAAACATACTTAGAAACAACAAAATTTGAAAAAGAATCAGGGGGAGAACAACAATTAAGTTTTTCTAATCCAGACGCTATACAAGGATTAATAGATTTAGCACAATCTGGAAGACCAATTGGTAAGGGTGAAATTTATAACCATTTTATAACAGGCGCTAAAAAACCATTAAAACCTCACAAAAAAGAATCTCCTATAGATAAAGAAAATTCATTTGTAAATGAAAGAGGAGAAAGACAAGTAATAATAGAAAGAAAAGTAGATGAAGCAATTTATGAAAGTTTTACACGTAAGTTAAATAGCGTATTATCAGATAAACAAAGATTTAAAGAATGGAGCGAATTATCTCCAGCTGAAAAACAAATGTGGAAAGATGGCATGGACAAATTGGAAATGCCTACAACTGAACTACAATTTGGTCAACAAAAATTAGAAAGATTGTTTGTAAAAGCTAATATAGATTCAGTTACAAACACTATGGAAGCATTACGAAATAGAGCAAATGAAGCAGCAGAAGCTTTAACTATTGACGGAAAAAATGATTTAACTCCATTGCCTATTGAGCTAGCTGATGGTAGTATGGCATTAGAATATAAAAAAATAGATATAAGAAATGCTGATTTAACAGCAGAACAAGCATATGCTATAAGACAATATAATCATTTAATAGAATTGTTAGCAAATAATGGTAGAGATAGAGTAGCAAATGCTAATGCAGATTTATATTTAAACACAAAAGCTACAAATATTCAAGGATTTGAAAAATTCTTAAATGCTATTGATGAAGGTTTAAAAGATATGAATGGAGTTAGAATATCTGAAAACGGAAAAAGAGTTGGATTAGATTTGATACCAAAAGATTCTAATGGTGAAATTAATTGGGAAACACAAGACTACAAAACTAATTTTTCTGACCCTTGGCTATATAGATTATTAAGTTTAAATAAAATGGAAACATTAATAGACTATACAGCTACTCATTTATTAAAGTATATGGATGTTTCAAACGCTAAATATGGTAACAGTAGTTTAGGTAATCAGTTGCGTAAAATATTTATGGATGATAATGGATTTTATGTTGCAACTGGAATAAAGATAACAAATTCTGATGGAAGTGTAAATGTTAAAGAAACACAAACAGCTAGACTTTTATTAGAAACAATAAAACTATCAGGAGCTACAAGGTCAGAAGTAAAAAAGAATGAAGTTTCAAGAAGTGTAGACGAATTTAATGAATTGAAAAAAAGATTGTTAGGAGAAGGATTTGATATATATCAAGAAAAACTAGCAATTAACGATTTTGATTTAACAAAATTAATTAGACAAAGAACTCTTGAATATAAATTAGCAAACGGAGAAATGCTTGTAGATGGAAAGCCAGTAAAAATAACAATGGCTGAAGTTCAAAAAATACAAGAAGGTATTGATAATGGATTAATTAATGACAATTTAACATTTACTCCTATTGCTGATGTATTATTTGAATCATTAAACATTAAAGGTTTTCAAAAAATATTTAAAAACATAGGAAAAGAAGTTGAAATATTAACCTATGAAGATGCTTTTAAAATTATAGAAGCAGATACTTCTTTAAGCAAAGATAAAAAAGCCCAATTAATATCATTGTTAAAACAATTTCAAAAAGATAATCCTATGGAATCTGTATTGGGTATATTTTCTGATGTAAAATTTATAAACGACACATTTATGTCATTAGTAAGAACTAAAGAAAATCCTAATGGTGTTTTGCATTTAGGCGATAAAGAATTTACAATGATGGATGATGCAAATATAAGATTGTTTAAAGAAAAATTATATCTTATGAAAAATCAAGCGCATTCAGAACAAGTAAATCAATTTATATTTAAATTGGGAGAATTAGCTAATATTGAATCTAAACACAACAAAAGACTTGTTAATACTTTAATAGCTGAATTACAATATTCTCAAAATCCATTAAGCATATATGCAATAGCTAGAGAATATGGTTTTTACAAAGAAGAAACAAAATCTTTCAAAGAAAAACTTCCTGAAAGTGATGCAGATAAAATTATAGAAGCTATTAGAGATAGAACTCTTAGAGATTGGTCTCAAGATGACAAATTCTTACAAGAAGACGCTCAAAGATATTTAGAAAGTGGTGAAAAAGCAGAAAAAAATAAAAGTGACGTAAAGCCTCTTCGTATGCAAGAACTTATAAATACTTATGGTATTGAAGGTGTATGGAAGCTTTCACCTACAAGCGAAAAAACTCAAACTCAATACTTGCAAGATATTTGGAGAGATTCATATTTAAATAAAGAAGGTAAAGATGGACAAATTAATTGGGCTAAAAATGCAACTGATTTTGTAACAGATTTATCAAATAGCATAGCAAAAGCTTCTGAAGGAAAAAAGAAAGTAGAAGAAATACTACCAGCTGTACAAAAATGGTTTAATGCTTCTATAGAACAAAGAGACCATGTAATTGTTAGATTAAATTACGGAGCTCCTCAAAATTCATCTTTATCAAAAGGCGTACATCAAAATAATTTAGCTTTTGAACGCATAGAGATGTTGCAAACTGATAATAAACAAAAAGCTAAAGTAATATTTTTAGATGGAAGTATTAATGTAGAAGGATTGCCAAAAACATCTACAGAATTAATGAGCGAAATAAAATCTATGTTTTTTGGTGGTAAAGTGCAAACGTTGCCAGAAAATTTAGCTTCTAATCCATTAATAGAATCAAGTATAAACTTAAATGGTAAATCATTTTTTGTATATAGATTAGGAAATACTGATGCTTCATTTTTAATAAGAAATAGTCCACAAAATATAAATGCTATTGTTAATAATTATGGTAAATATTTAAAAGAATTAGTTGATGCTGGTATAATAAAGCAAAAATTTATGGATAATATTTTGAACAATAGTGGAAATGCTTCAATTAGATATAACGAAACAACAAAAAGATATGAACCTGTTAACGAACAATTTGGCGGAAAAGATATTGGAAATGAAAGAATACATGAAATTATGAATGATTATATTCTTGGTGGAATTTTTCAAAAAACATATTGGGAAAGCAATATGCGTGATGCTAAAGACAAAGAAGTTGGTGATTTAGTAAAAAGATTACCTTTAATAGCAAATACTAACGCTGTTAAATATGACGCAAATAAAATCTTATCAGTTTCTGAAGTATTAGATAAAAATAATATTAAAATAGATAATAAAGCAGAAGTTGTTAAAACTTTACAACAGCTTGCAAAAGGCGAACTTAAAGAAGTTGTATATGCTGATGAAACAATAGATGGAACAGGTTCTGTTTCAGAAAGATTTGATGTATTAAAAATAATTGGAAAAGAATATGACACTCTTATAGAAAGAGCAAAAGAAGTAGAAGGAGAAACTTCTGATTTAGTAATGCAATTAAAAGCTGAAAAACAAAATTTATTAGAAACCGCAGAAGCAAGTAGTGTAAATGGAATATCTTTTGTTACAGATAATCTTTTTGCAGCTACAAGTTATTTAGGCGGGGAACCAAATTGGAAAGAAGCTGGAGGTGTAAAACCTATTATTGTTAAAAATGTTAACGGACATATATTTGCACAAAAAACAGCATTTTTAAGAAATTCGGAAATGAAAGAATATTTTAAAAACAATGAAGATGTTGCAATGGTAAGCTTCACAAGTGCTACTAAAAAAATTGGTAATAATTTAGATAACATAAAAATTATAGATGGACAAAAATTTGAAGCACATTTAGTAGGAGCTGAAAGTATAGGAGTTGACTTTTTAAGACCTATTACTCCAGAAAGTATTAATATTGTAAGTGTAAAATCTAATAAAGCACAAGCTTCTTTAGCAAGAAACAATACTGTGCATTTAAGAGGTAGAGAATTGGATGCTTATTATGATGCTATTCATAAACAAAGTATAGATAAAATCTTTCAGGATATTGCAGATTTAAAAGACCCATATGCTACACACCAAAGAAGTGCTTTATATAAAATGTTAATGAATGACAGAAAAACACAAGCTAGTGGAGATTATAATTACGCAGAAAGTCAATCAGGAATAGAAACTTTATGGGCTGAATTAGGAGGAGAACCATCTATGTTTCCTAGAAGTTGGGAAAATATGATAAAATCTAAATACATAGATAAAGAAATAGCTAAAAAAATAAATGGAGGACAAGGAGTTTTACAAGCTGATTTAAAAAATGAATTAAAAAATACTATTGTTGTAAATGGCGAAGTATTTCAATACGGAGAAGCAAGAATAGGTGATGTAAATAAAAATAAACTTATTAATCCAGACAGAATTACATTAATTAAAAGAAATGAAACAATAAAAGATGATTTAATTTCTTTAAGTGGAAACAAACCATTTGCTTTATTGCATAGAGAACTTAAACAATTAAGAAAACAAGAATTAAATACATTAGAAAAAACTTTAGAATTATTTGAAAAATTTAAAAAAGACAATAATTTAAAAGATTATGACATTGCAATGAGCGCAGAAAGAAATCCTCATACAAAACCAAGTAGTGTTATGGTAGTTGCGTTAAAAGGATTTACTAAAAATGGTAATGACGTAATATTAAATCACGCTGATTTAAAAAGAGCCGCTGAAGGAGATTTTGATATAGATACTGCTAACGTATATTGGGAAATGCCTACAGAAGTAGTTCGAGGATATGCTAGGGGTAGAGGTAAAGTTCAAGATTCTAATGTTATAGGCATAGAAACTAACGATGCTGCTTCATATTTTGGTGTAGAGCTTAGAAACCAAGGTAGTATGTTTGAGTTCTCAAGACGTGCTAAAGAAGCAGAAAAACTTAGAGGTCCTTTGATGAATATGCAAGGGGTACTACAACATTTAGAAAGTCATAGCAGCATGAGAAGTACTTATGAAAATAGTTCAGGAGTAGCTGAAAAACTAGTTATACGAGTTGGTCAAAATACTTATGTAACATTAAAAAGCGATTTAACAAAAACGCATCAATTAATTGCAGATTATGTTCAAGCTACATTAGACTCTAACAGCGGTTATGATATGAATAAAATAACATACGACAATACTGTTAAAGAAATATTGTTTGGTGAAAATGGTGCATTTGAATTGAAAAAAATGAGCGATACAATTAATCCAGACACTGGTAATAAATATTTAAGAAGAGTTGTAAAATCTAAAGAAGGGGATAAAGTAGAATATGTAGATTTAATAAACAATTTAGAAGCTCAAACAGTTGTTATGAAAATTATAGACCCTTATAGAAGATTGTTAAATTTAAGTACAGCTATATATGAAGGTGGAGAAGCACGAAGCGTAGGTTTAAGAGAGTTAAGTGCTGGTGTAAAAAATTATGAATATGAAATGAAGAATGCTGAATTTGAAGCAATACAATATCTTCAAAAAGAAAAGAATTTCTTTATAAAACGTGAAGAAAACATATTTAATGGTTGGAATATGAACGCAAGACCTTCCCAGCAAACAGGACCTAATCAAGTTATTTATGATAAACTCTTAAGAAAATTATCTAAAATAAAAGAATTAAGTTTAAATGAAAAAAGCGAAGGACAATTAGATAAATTTGGTCAAGAAATTAATGATATGACTAATATAGAAAGACTTGGAGAAAAAATATTTGTAGAACAATCTTCTGAAGGATTTACTAAATTAAATGATTTTGTAAAAAATCAAGCAGAAGCTGCTGAATCTCTTAATGCTATAGATAAAAAAATAGACGAATTGTATGCAGCTAGAAGACTTGCTACAAACAAATCTGATAGAGACTATTTTGATAGAAAAATAAAAGAATTAAGCAATAAAGATGGAACAGGACTTAAACAAAAAATACAAAAAAAATTATCTCAAGAATTTACTAAAGAAAAAAATGGAAAATTTCAGGGAGAAATTGCCAAAAAAATGTTAAAAAGATGGGAAGAAAAAATTACTGAAGAAATGTTAGCAAAAAAACCAGCAAACGAAAGATTTTTAACTGATAAAGATGTTAAACAAATTCAACAAATGGCAAAACAAAGATTAATAAAAAATGGTATTATTATAGAAGGAGCTCCTAAATCAGAAGTTATTCATGCTTTAACTTTACAAAATATGTTTTCAACTTATGCTATAGATTTTAAATCAGTAGGTTTAAATAAAATAAAATCTAAAGAACTTGATAAACAAGTAGAATTAATAAGAGATGAATTTAATAAAGCAGTAGATACTATGGTTAAAAATAAAGAAGGACATACTTGGGATAATTTATATAATCATACGACTGATAGAATTGCAAAAGTTATAGATATGAATGCTAGTGGAAAAGAACGTTTTGCAGTAGAACAAATTTTTATGGCAAAACTTATGTCTCCTAGAGCTGATATTACAAAATTAATTAGTTATAAAGGAAATCTATATCCAGCTCCTCAATCTAAAAGAATGGATACTTTCGTTAAACTTGGTTTAAGCTATTATGCAAAACGATATAAAAATGAACCGTTGATACTAAACGAAATTTATAGTAGATTAATAAGGTTTCATAAACAAGCTGATTATAAACTTAGAGGATTGGAAGCAGAAGGATTACCAGAAGGACCTTTAGCTAGACAAGAATTTTATCTTGAGCCATTAACATACAATGGTATGAAGAAAGATATGTTATTAGAAGTATTTAGAGGAGATTTTCAAGCTAGTTTAGCTGGTCAAACAGATTTTAAACATTCAAGATTAAATGCTTATGAACAACTACATAAAGCTTTTGGAAGTGGTTTAATAAGAGATATTATGACAGATGGTACATTATTTACTTTACCAGATAGAGCAGTCATTGAAGCTGGAGCACACACAAGAGATATATCATTTGGGGGAGTTGCAGAATTTCAAAAAGCTATGGACCAAGGAATGAGGTCTGTTAAATTTGACAAAGATGGTGAAACGTATATAAGTACAGACGGAGGCGTTTTAAGAGTTACAGATAGTGCAAAAATAGAAAATATTGGAACTACGAATAAAAAACCAAAAAATGTTGTACAAGATAAAGAACAAAAAAGAATTGATGAACTATTGGAGTGTTTTTAATGGCTAAAAAATCATGCGCACCTTTAACAATAGGACAAAAACATCGTATGAAAGCGTTGTTAGAAATGTCTGCTGATTTTGGTAAAAACGAAAGTGTACAACAATTAGGCGAATATGGCGATGTTCTTTGGCAAAATATTAAAAGAAAAGTTATTGGAGATAATTTGCCTTCAGATGGATTGCCAAGTGTTGAGCAATTAAGTATGATTAAATCTACTTACAAAAGAGAATTAAAAAATATGACCAAAGATAGAAAAGGTTTTGGTGAGTGGTTTTATTTGCCTTCAGAAATATATAAAGACGTAGGATTTGTAAAAAATTGGTTTAATAGTGTCCAACAATCACACGCTGTTAAAAAAGGTAATGATTCTCAATCTAAAATTATGATGCAAAACATATATGATGCACTTAAAGCAGCAGCTATAGATAAAGGTTTTATGGAAAATTTTGATAAACCAGGAACTATAAAAGGAGCTTTTCAATCAAACATACATAAAAGAATAGCACAGCATTACATGGAATATAGAAAACTTTTAAAAGAAAGTAAAAGTAGAGCTTATGAATATTATAAAAACACTATTGAAAAATTTTTAACAGAAGGAGAAGGGGTTGTTTTAAAAGAATTTCACGAATTAGTCACTATGTCTCCTAATCAATATAAACGAGCTGTTAAAGGTAAACAATATGGCTATTTAGCAAAAGCGGCAATTGAATGGAAAAAATTAGATAAATTTGCTATGGATTTAAATTTAGCTGGATTAAAAAATTATTACAATGCTTTAAGATATAATCATTCGGTGTTAAAAAATTATGACGGATACAATACAGTATTAAGACAAATAGATTCTATGTATAAACAATTAAAAAAACATAGAGACCAAGGTAGTGCATATTTTCCTGTATTAACATTTGATATATTACCTACTTTAGCAGAAGTTTCTGGGAATCTGTTTAATTCAGGACAAAAATCAGGAAAAAGTTGGAAAGAAGGAGTAGATGCTGTTAATAAATTGCAAGATATTTTAGATAAAAATGTATATGTTAGTAGAAATCTTAAAGATGGTTCTATAGAATCTAAAGAAATAGAATACAATGTTATTCCTATTATGGATAATTACATTAAAACAGCAACAAGATTTAATTATGTTAGTTATAATAATGCTAAATATATACAAGCTACAAAAAATTTATGGAAAAGTTTTAGTAGTGATTCTAAAAACTCTCCTACAGCTTTAGATAAAAAATTAGAGTTTTATGAAAGTTACATGTCAGATACTCACGGATTAATTACAGGAGAAGCTTATCGAGGTAGTGAAGCTCAAAGAAATTTTGCAAGAGCTTTAACTTCATATCAATTCTTAAGCAAACTTGGTTTAAACGTTAGAAGTGCAGCTAGAAATTCTTCGCAAAGTTTGTTAAACTATGTTTATTTTGGAGGTAAGGGTATAAGTGATTATTATCAATGGAAAGGTAATCCAGATAACAAAGTGAGAGTAGAACAAGGATTGGCAAATAACGGTACTTTATTTGGAGAAATTCGTGAAATTTATATGGATGGTTTACAACAAAATGTAAAAAATGCTGATGGTACATATTCTCAAAAATTCGATTTAACTTTTGGAGATAAAATAGCTGAAGGTTTAAATATAGCTGCTGAAAAATCTGGGTTTATGATGCAATGGGTTGAAAATAAGATTAATCGTAGATATACTTTTGAATTAGGATATTCAGAAAAATGGAAAGCAGATGATAGAATTGAGCCTCAATTAAGACAAAGATTTGAAAAAAAACTTGCTAGAGATTTAAAAAATGAAGGCAAAGGAGAAACAGTAGAACAATTAAAACAAGAAACTGATTCATTGTTTGAAAAAAATGACAGCACTCGTTTTGAAGTAAAGTTTGAACAATACAGAAGACAAAGAGCAGAAAGAATGGGTGAAAAAGCTGTTAATATGTTACACTTTGATTATAGTCCTTTAGCTAAACCTAAAGCTTTAATAACTCCTCTAGGTTCTGTTCTAGGTCAATTTCAATTTTATGGATTGTCTTTTTTTAATTTGCAAAAAAACATAGCAACAAAAGGTAAAGACGCTATGTTGGCTGGTGCTTGGAATCATCCACAAGCTTTTAGAATGTATCGTTTAGGATTTTTATATGCTGGAGTAGTTGGATTAGTTTCAGCTTTAACAAATTCTGATGTAGGCAATCTTGTACAAAATGATACAATTGAAAGAATAAATCAAATTAGAAATTATTCATTTGGAGACGATGAACAATCTGAAAGAGCTTATTTTGGTAAAGGTCCTATTGCTGGTAATTTAGGTCCTACAGTAGCAGATATGGTTAATTTAGGAAATTTAAGTTTATTATATAATTTAGATGAAGAAGGTTACGCTGCATTGGTTTTAGGATATGAAGACCATCGTGATAAAAGTCCAAGTGAAAGATTAGAATTGTTAGTAAGAGGACTTAATACTCAAGCAGGTAGAACTATTTATGATACAATACCTAAATTAAGAAAAGGAGTAAATCCTTTTATTCTTTTACAGTCAGAATTAGGATTGTGGAGTAACAATGAAATTAAAGAAAGAAGAAAATGGCTAGGAGAAAATGTTCCTGTTTTAGGTAATTTCTTTTTAGATGAAGATATAGTTCGTAACAAACTTTTAAGTGACCCTAAACCTAGAAGTTTAACAAGACAAGAATTTCAAAAACAAAATTTACAAAGATTTCAAGTTGCACTAGGTTTAAGGGATGAAGTAGAGCCTGTTAAAGACCCATTTGGTCAAGATGAAGCAGTTATAGAATCTTTAAGACGACTATCAGAAACAGAAGTTAATTTCTAGTTTTTAAAGCTTCAATTTCAAATAAATAATTTTCTTTAGAAATCCCACCATCATTTAAAGATTTTTCAGCTTCTAATAATCTTTTCATATCATTTGATAATTGTTTATATACTTTAGGGTTTTCAAAATTTTCTACCATTAAATTATGAGTGTTTTCTTTTACAGCTTCTAATTGAGTTCTTAACATTTTATTATTATGTTTTTTTTCTTTAATTAACATATCATTTATTTTTTTAACTTTTTTTATATTTTTTACTTTAAACATTATTCCTCCGTTAATGCGTACATTCCAATGCAAATTGCATCTGCATTTTTTAATGTAACTCTATGATTATTACCTGCCCAATCTTGAGCAACTTTTTTAAAATATCTTTTTCGTTCTGTATAGTCTTTTGGTATATCTCCTCCAATGAACTGTTGCCATACTTTAGGCAATACATCTACTCTCTGCAATCCTAATGACGCTATAATACCCAACCAAACGCCATAGTTTTCTCCAAAAGTAAAAGCACCTCTTTCATAAGGTCTAGCCCACACTCTTTCTATATATACTTTAGGTTTCTTACGAGCTATAGCGTTTCTTATTACTTTTACCATTTCTTCTGGTTCCCTGGAAGTAGGACAATTGGTAGTGAATTGGAGGTTCGTTGAGTCAAAGAAAGCAACTGCCCCACTCCATCCAGGGTCTATGGTTATAATTTTCATTTATTCATCATTCTAATTGCTTCATTTCGGTCAAAGTATACACTACACTTGTCTCCATTAAAGCCCATATTATATGAACCTAATTGCCCATATCTAGCTTTCTGACATATCACTTCAATTTCATACTTATCATTGTCTCTATTATCTACCGCATAAGGATAGTATACAAAGAACGCCGCTTCAGCAGTTTGTTCAATCACACCACTTTCCGCAAAGTCTGATAACTTTGGTCTAGGGTCTAACCTTCTTTCAATTTCTCTATTTAATTGTGATACTAATATAGCACTACACTTAATTTTCTTACAAATCCACTTATAGTCAAGCATTATATCTTCTATTTCAAACCTTCTGTCTTTATTACCTCCATCTGTACGAATAAGTTGGATATAATCATCAAGGACTACATCTGGTTTTTCCTTGCTTATCTCTTTCATGGCATCTGCAAGTGTTTTACAATCATCTAACATAATTAAGTTCTTGTATTTTTCACCAAGAGCTTCTTTCTTTAAATTGATTTGTGTAATCTCTTTGCTAATATCAGATGCTTTTCTAATTCGTTCATAACTAAACTCTTGAAACTCCATTACTAAAATCTTTTTCATCATTTCAACATTAGTCATCTCACGATTAAATAACATAACTTTCTTACCTTGTTCAAGTAGTCGTTTAACAATATTAATAATCATAGTAGTTTTACCATGTCCTGGTCTACCACCTACAACTGTAATCTCGCCTCTAGTCATACCACCTGCAGCATTGTCTAGCTGTTCAATACCAAAAGGTATTAAGTTTGTGCCTTCTTTCAACGCTTCTACTGTATTAGTTAATATATCTTTTGTTTCTACAACTTTACTTGGAGCAATATCTTTTAAGTCTTGTATAATCTTTTCGTGTTGATGTAAGACTTCTACAATATCATCCGTATTTTGTAAAGTTAAGTTATATAATATCTGGGAACTTTTTACCGCTTTACGTTGTATAAACTTATACCAAATGTTTTTAGCGTAAGTTTCAGCGTTCGCAGTAGTAGGAACTCCATCAGCCAATCCAGTTAAATAATAAGTAGTTAAAGTATGGTCTTTGACATTATCCTTTAAATCTCCAAATACTGTAACAGTATCTATTGGCACATTATTTTTATACAGCCTATGAAATGATTTCCACAACTCTTGATGCTTTGTAGTATAGAAACATTTAGGTTCTTTGATAATTGCTTTAGCTTTTTCAAAGATTTCATCGCCTTCTAGTAAAATACTACCTAATAAGGCTATTTCTGCTTCTTCATTCTTAGGCATAGGTTCCAGTCCGTTTGTCTGCTTAAGGTCTTTTTTATCTGTAAGCTCTTTCATTACACCTCCGATTCTTTAAATAAACTAATTTGTCTTTCTTTTGGAATATAGTTTGTAATAACTAATTCATTTTTCTTTTCATCACTATGTAATTGACCAGCATATTTGATTGGTATGACATCTATAAAGTAAAATCTATACATTTGCCATATTTCAGGTCTATCATCATAAGACACCATAAACTTTCCCCCGCTTGCATCAATTTCATCGCAAACTTCTTTTAAGCTAAAATGGTCATCTTCTGTAAATGAATGTATATAGTAATCATTTCTATCTGTAGCTGCAAAGTAAGGAGGGTCTAAATACCACATATCTCCTTCTTTTGGCTCATACTTTTCAATTAACTCTCTAAAATCCATATTTTCAATAAATACATTATTTAGTTTTCGTCTACTTGGTTCTAAATCAGCCAGAATATCATCATTCCATTTTGCATCTTTAGATAAAGGCAAATGTGGATTCTTGTTAAAAGCAGTTTTAAGTACAAAGAAGTACATTGCCGCTCTTTTATAATCTGGTATGTCTACTTTTGATTTACTATGTATTAGTTTCCTATAGTCTTCGTGAAGAGTTCTAGACAATAATATGTGTTTACAATAATGTCTAAACTTGTCGAAATCCTCCGCTACTGAAATATACAAATTTATTATGTCATTATGCAAATCATTTAATATATTTATTTTTGCTTTGTCTTTTCTGAAGAACATACTCCCGCCACCAAGAAATACTTCAATATATCGTTCATGGCTATGAAGCTTAGGAACAAGTTTCCTTGATAAATTATATTTGCCTCCATAGTAAGGGAATATAGTTGGACAATCATTCTTCATTTACCCTCCAACGATAAATCTGAAAGATTTAAATGCGTTGTTTGTGTTTTCCAAAATATTAAATCATGTGCTGAATCGTAATATTCAAACACAAATTTATCTACAACACCACCAGCATAATCTGGATGAAACTTTTTCTTTATAGCCATATCAGCCATCATTTGATAATGTATAGCTGTATAAAACATTCTTTCATCGTGAGTTTCAGCTGTAGTCCACCAAGGGTCTTCTCCGTAAGATAAGTCTAATAATTCTTCAAATGTATATTTCTTAACCATCTTCAACCTCCGTTAGTTCAGTATGACCAGCTTCTTCCCAACTTTGACTATTTAAACCATGCTTTAAACCATGCATTCTTAGCCACATTTCTTTATATGATGAATGGCTTTCTACGCCTACTGGTAAACAAGAAGCACATAATTTATCTTTCTTAAACTCTTCTCTACGTTCATCGCTCATACCAACATGTAAAGCACCTGGACCATTACCTTCATCATCCATTCCTACAAAGAATACATCGCCTTTATCTGTTTGAAAACAAAATCCAGTACCTTCATCTGGGTAATCTTCATCCCATTCTTGCCACCATACACGTTCAATGGTTCTATCTACAAGCAATTTCTGTGCTGAACTATACCACATTTTAGTTCTATCGTATTTTTCTTTCAATGTTTCTTTCACTTAACCCTCCATATATTTAGTTCTTAAATGTTCATCACGTTCGTGATTTAGATTAGATATATCATCTTCTATTTCACCTAATCTTGACATAAATTCATCTGTTATACCTTCTCTATCAAGATAATATCCTGTTTCTTCATCAAAAGAATAGTATACATCTACACTAATAGTGTCATCTATTTGTCTTTCTTTTTCCATAATCCCTCTTTCTTCTTATTGAGCTTATACTGTTATAATACATATATTCAAATCCAAGCTCGTTTAATTTATCTATTAACTTTGCTATTTTTTCTTGCAAATCAAATGCTTTTTCAGCGTCACTCATCTCTATGCTCCTTCAATTTATCATCAACTTTTTTCATCTTTTGGTAAAGTTTTTGATATTTATTAGTATGGAAGATTATATTATTTCTGTTCAAGTGTCCTTCGTGTTTAATACTCCACGTAGTATCTTGTTTAGTATCTTCTATTTCCTCTTCTGTAGGTATATGAGGCATAGGATACCTATCTACTCCGTCTTCAAAGTCTTCTGCTTCTCTTAACTTGTAGTTATCCATACGTTCTATTTCTTTTTTCTTGAAATATCCCATTACATTCTACTCCCATCTAAAATTTGATGATACTTTTCTTTATTGCCTCCACATTCTTCAGCAATCTTTTCTTTAAATTCAAAGTATGATATTGGACTTACTTCATCATTGCAACAATTACACCAATAATTAGTATAATCATCTGGTTCTGTAATCATACCAGTGTTCATATTAACCCATGCTTTTTCATCTACTTCTTCTGTACCGCAATAATCGCATACCCACATATCGTCTAAATCTTTACCTTTTGCTTCTTCAATTATCATATAACTTTTACTCATCGTTCCTCCTTAACTCTAAACTGTTCAATCCACTGGTCTTTATATTTATCAACTTGTTGGGTACTACAAAATATCCACCAAGCTCTACCATGTTCTTTTGCAAACTTTTCAGTTAATGCATTATGTTCTTCTGTGTAAGCATAGATTGTCTTAAAATTTTTAAGTCTTTCTTCAAAATCGCTTTCACATTTTAAGGGATTGTTGTTTTTATCATGTAAACTTAAACTCATATTTTCTCCAATTTAGTTTATTAGGAGTAGCTAGTCTTTGGACACTTAAGCTCATTACTGCAATTAACCCTTCTGTTGCTACTCCTAATATTATAGAAAGATTCGCTTCAAATATGAGCTCTAACTCTGTCCCCAACCGATTATATTAAAGGTATCGCCCTAGGGTTCGGTCCGTCATTGAGTTTTACAATATGGTATTTCTCCATATCAACTTTCTAATTATCAGCAAGAGAATAGACTTTGTAGAGAGGGTCACGCTACGTTCTCTATATGACTTCTGTACAGTAGCCAGTCTCTATCAAGTGGTCTAATCTCAGGGACCTTTATTAAGAAGCTATCTTATTCTCAGGAACCTACGCTCTTGCTAATCTTGTTATTGTTGGATAAATCTGATTCTCCATAATATGAATAGATTCTCTATCTCTATGCGCAACGTGTGTTGCTACATAAGTACAAGCATTCAATAAATCCCAATATGTTTTCATATTATTATTTAAACAATACCTTGTAAAATCTTCCATATATTGTTGTGGAATCAATTTAGCCATATCAACTAAATGTTGTCCTCTTAACTTAGTTTGTGTTAGTCTTGGAAATTCTGTTTCAAACATCTGAACTAACATAGCAACTGTATCAGTAATAGTACTATCTATTTCATTAATACTAGTATTATTATTCTTATGTACAGCTTTCTTTTTTGTTAAGACATTACCAATTGTCAATCCATTTAAGCATACAAGCCTAAATGCACCGCCCATAATATTAACAGATGTGCTACCATCGTAACTATTTGCTACTATTAATTGCGGATTCATTAAATCACCTTTCTGAACTTTGACTTCAGTTTTAGGGAAATTCCATTTCCAAATAGCTTTTGAACCATTGGAAAATGTTCTAGCTTCTACTAGTTCTGTTTCTGTACCTCTTAAAACTTTTTGTACTTTATTTACAACTGACCTATTATCAACTACTTTGTATTCATCAGTCATACAAGACAATACTTCTCCTGTATCTTCTCTTATGATGAATTTATGACCTGTTCCAGACACTAA